CGTCGACCGTCTCGAAGAACTGCTTGATGACTTTCAGGACGAGCAGGGACTTACCTGTTCCTGCAAGACCAACAAAGAAAGGACACACCTGCCAGGAGTCAATCTCGTTGGTCTTGTAAAGAACACGACCAATCAGACACAGCAACCACCGCTGGACATCAGCATCCCACTGTTGGTGGTTCATAACCGAGTCCAGGTGAGGAGTTGGGATATCAAACCAGTCGTCATATTCCGTGTTGTCAAAGTGCTGTTCAAAGAACTTGCACGCAACGATGTTGTCAGACAGGGGTTGAGATTCAGTGTCAAAGCAGTGGAAACGGTCCTCTGAGGCGATGTACACGCCATTCATGAAAGCGTATGTCCCACGTTGCTTGTGCAGATTGGGGAGCTGCGAGTCATGACAGTTGGCCAGATACTCTACAGCCGATGAGACATTCTTCATGTTCTGGGTGGCATTCACCCAGTGAGTCCATGACACTTCCTTTCGCAGGCGAGAATACACAAAGTCCTTTATCTCGTACACTTGGCGATAACTGTGCATGTTCCGCCCATCGATGATGATGGGTTCATAGAGGAAGCCATCTTGCTTGCGATATCCCTTCTCCATCGCAGAGTCCAGCAGATACAACAACAGTTCCTGAAAGGAAGATATGCCATCGTCGATGAAGCGGAAACGCAGGGACCAAGAGCCAATGACTGCATCTAGATCATTGTCAAGTTCGACCAACCCATCCTCTGCCTCTAGTTGATGAACTGAAAGCTTTGCCTGGTATGTGCTCAGGATGATTTTCTTGGCATAAAAAATCATCTCCAGAACTTTGATCATTTTTTGGAAGTTCTTTTTCTTTTGCTCGTTCTCGTCCTTCCCCGAGGGGAACAGATTGAGCTCCCGCAGTCGGTGATATATAGCCATCGCCTCAAACTCGGCTGTGATGATATTATCATTCACCACCTTGAGACCGAACGACCCCCTGTCAGTCTCAATTGCCTTGACCAGATCCTCATCAAAGTTCACATCAAGGGCGCTGAACATACCAATGAGTTGGCTCTCAAAGGTTGCGGTGGTGTCATAGAGGCGCCACTTGTTGCACAACTCCTCAAGCTTCTTCAGACTCTGATCAACATCATATTTCTTGATTGCACTTGAGATTGCAAGCGCCTGAGTCTCCTCCTCTTCCTTTGCAGTTGTTTTCTTGGATGCCTTAGAGGGCTGAACCATTAGAAATCAAGTATATAATTTCCCGGAGTCTTTGACACACCTTATAACGTGTGCTGTCGATATACCGTTGCCTCAAGGATGAGTGTTCGGAGGTCAATTATCGAGAGAGTTTGTTACAATTTCTTGCAACTTCCTCCCTTTACCACCTGGATGTAACCAGGGACAAATGACATATGTTGTATACTATGTAGATACATGAGAATCTCTAGGCATGCATACCGTACACACTTAAGCTCAAGGACAAAGAAAATAACTTAATAAAAAATGTGATATGTACTTTATGGAGAGTGTAGACGAACCCAAATACGATGACAATTGGCCAGAAGGACCCCCAAGCACCAAGTCAGGGGTGATGTTCACAAGCAAAGATATTGCGCATTTGACAGGCATACCGGTTATAGATTTTGGCCTGTATGTTACTGCCTTTTCTTATAATCCCATCCTAGAGGGCGGTGAGACTTTCGAGCGTTTAGAGTTTTTGGGTGACAGCGTTTTGGGCTTCCTCATTGCCAAGTATCTGTATGACACCTTCCCCGGAAAGAACGAAGGCATCCTCACGAGGATCCGAGTAAAATTTGTTTCCGGGAAATTTCTCAGTAAACTTGCGTTGAACCTGGGACTCCACAACTATGTCATAATGTCCCAGAAGGGTCTCTACAGGGGGTGGAATACTAACCCAAAGATTCTTGAAGATGCCTTCGAAGCACTTGTCGGGGCAATTTACCTTGACGGGGGTATCAATGCAGCAAAGCATTTTTTTATGACCACGCTCGCCCGACATGCCAACATTCAGGAGCTCCTCATTGACTCTAACCATAAGGACCGGCTTGCAAAGCACTGTAGACGCCTCTCGATGGGGAGGCCAGAGTTTGTGATACAATTCGAAAGGGGAGGGGCCAATTCTTTGTTCATTGTTTCAGTCCACGTGGACGGAAACAAGATTGCGGAGGGTTCTGGAACCACTCGCAAAGATGCAGAGCAGTCAGCAAGTAATGCAGCATTATTACGCATGGGAATTGGGAACGAGTACATCAGTTGAGTTATAGAGCTAGTGCCATGTATTTTTTTTTCCACATCGCTGGGTCATTTCTTTCTGGCTTACCTGTCTTGCGGTTTACTAGACTATGACACTTTACCGTCCAAGCAAAAAGAGTATCCCGGGTCTTCAGATCCTTGGCTCCAAACTTGGTCATCTCGAGAATAGCCTTGAACCCCTTGCAGCACCCGGCGCAGGGAAGGGTGTACTGAATGGTCCTGATGAAGTCACCAAAGTGCTTTTTGTCCTCGGCGGTTGGGTTCACTGGGAAACGCAATGCAGCCAGATGAATTACGATCCAAAAAGAACTGCCCCATAAGTTAGGGTCGAAGTTTGGAGGAGTATTTGTAGTCATTTATATATACATAACGCTGACATTTTTATTACATAAAATACATTGCTTCCATTTGTCTGCGTCTGCGTTTGTATTCTGTGATAGATATACCAAGTTCTTCTAGTATACTTTTCCTGATACCATTGTATTTATTGTAAACTCTTATAAATTCTCCCATCTTTACCCCTCTTTCTATTTTGAAATTAGTAATAATTCTATCACGGCTATGTATAATACTATTTGTTATCATTTGTCTTTTTTCAGGGTCTGACCATTGTCTCTTGGCACCGTCACTCTGCCCTTTGCGAAAATCATCAGTTGCTCTTGTTGCCATCTGTTTATCCCTAAAGTCATTGTTTTGCCATAGTTGTATCATACGGTTTCTCAATGCTTCAATATAATCATAGCTGCTAAATACTATTTTAATCTTATCACGATGCTGGGGGTCTTTCCACATATCAGTGGACAACTTACTACGATGTTCTCTCATTTCTGGAGACCTAAACACCTCAAGTTTTTCCGGACTCCAGATTTGAGAGTCTCCACCAATAGTAAGATTATAACCTTTGGGAGCAAGTGTTCCCAGTATCTCAATGTAAAAAGCCTCCATCATATCGGCATCATCTTGTGTTAAATCACGTTCTAAAATCCTAATAGTGGCATCCTTTATGCCATATTTTCGTAGAGCATTGCGGATATAAACACAACCAGATTTCTCAGACCTGTGAGCAGTAAATCTCTTCTGTGTGTTATTAGTTTGACCAACATAACCTTTGCCTTCAACTTCAATCAAATAAATAGCCTTTAGTTCATCATCAATATGGTGGTCGATGAACTCTGAGAATTTAATGCTATCATAATCGTCTTGTGCTAACGGATTATCAGTTTCCATTACTACAAGATACAAACAAATAATTATAAACATTTTTTGTCGATATACAAGAAAACCAGAATCCGGGCCCCCAGAGCGACGGGTCAAAGTTTGGCGCATTCGTAGTCATTTATATATACATAACGCTGACATTTTATTATACATTTCCGCGCAGTTTCCCCTTGCTCTCATGTTTGTCCTTAACAAACTTGGTGATGGCAAGAGATGCCATTGCATTCCTGCGCTTGGACATCAAAAACTTATCCTGGAGTTTCTCATCGTGAATGAGATTTACAACAAAATTGACAAAACCTTCGAGCCTTGGAAGAATTTCTACCTCGAAGTATGCCCTGTCCCTGTTGACCGTGATGCAGTTCACATCGTCGGCCACAACATTGCCTTCCTTAGACCGCAGACACTCAACGAGGAAAGCCTTGTCCAGATCCAAGAGGTGAAGATATGTCTGAACCTGAATCATCTCATAACTCGGCAGCTTTCCAAACAACCGGTTTACACGGTTCTTAATTTCTACAAGAACCTTCCTGTCTTTTGTGATGCCATCTATCTTACCTCCGATGGAATACTCAAAGGAACCATACTTGGTATGAACAGTCCCGAGAACATCTTTGTAAAATGAAGGATCGTCTACAATGTCAATCTTGAGCACGTCGCGGATATAATTGAACACACTGTGCTCGGCAACGTTGCCATATGTGGTGTATGCAGTCTTGCGAATTGCATCATCGACCACTGAAGCAATGTCACGGGAGATGTAATTATCCCCGGCATACTTCTCAAATTCTTTGGAGAGCTTAGAGTATTTCTGGGCAACATCGGTGGAACTCTCTTCTTCCTTGGAAGCAACTTGCAACAACTTGGCAATCTTGGGATGGGTTTTCCCTACCTTCTCTACAATCTCATCGTCAGTGAGGATGTTGTTCCTTGCCATCGCATTGTTGTAGCTCTCCGCATCTGCCCTATGCCAAAAGGTCTCAACGGCATCCGCTATCTTCTTGTATTTGTTCTCATTTATACAGGCTGCCGCCTGGCTTGCATATATACATAGGTACGGGGTAATCATTCTTACAATGAGAGGACAAATTTTTTTAAGTTATTTACCGCGATGATATATCGACAAAAAACAATACTTATTATCTCTCCAAGTAGTAGTTGTAAATGCCCGAGGCTTATATCATATCGTGGTGCAAAAAGAGAGGTTACTATGGTCGTACAGGGGATCTCTCACACGTTCTCCTAGACAAAGGAGTCCTATGTGTGCCAGACAGTTCTCATGAAGAATTCCTATCAGAGTATGCCCGCGGAGTTGTAAAGGGTGGAAAGTTCTCATGCGTTGTGGAATACAAACCCAAGGTATTCAGGATGTTTTATGATCTGGACATAGTTGCGACAAAGACACTTGCCGAGGAAATGACATCTGGATCCTTTTCAGAGGGAATCAATGAGATCCTCAAGGAGATATGTGGCACCACCGCAGACTTGTTCGACATTAGTAAAACAGAAGTGACATTGTGTGTTTCAAATGTCAGCAAGAAGGTCGCAGATGGAGTAAAGGTAGGAATTCACCTAACATTCAGCAACATCTTTGTCACCTCGACAGTGGCATTGCACGTACGAAGCAAGGTCCTCGAGAAGCTCGAAGAAAGAAATAATCCATTTGTCAACAAGTGGGAGGACATTGTTGACGCCGCGGTTCACAAGGGAAGTGGCATGCGCCTTCCTTGGGCATCAAAACCAACGGAACCCAACAGGGTATACGTACCAAAGATTTCATATACGTTGGAGCGCGGGGCAGACGTAAAGGAAGAGCAGCTCGCAGAAATTCAAAATTCTTTTGCAGCAACACGGTCACTGTTATTGAACGTGTCCTTGAGGACAAGAGGAGTTCTTACCAAACTTGTTGATAGCATAGCAGATGATAGTTTTGAATCTCCATCAGCGACAGGGTCCATCCAACACTCGTCCCTTGCGGAGTATTCGGAAATTGTCAAGGAAGTGGAGAAGGTAATCCCCAAGGAATACGAGGGCCATGTCACAGGGGTGTTGAAAACGGAGTTTGTATACATGTTTCGCCATTCCTCAAAGTATTGCGCAAATGTCGAAAGGCAACACCATTCGTCAAACACATACTTCTTGGTTTCGAGGTCTGGGCTGAGGCAGTGTTGCTATTCTAGAAAAGTAGACTTTGAGGAAAAGAGCTGCCCTTGTGCCAAGTTTAGGGGGGAACTCTTGGAACTTCCAAGGAAAGTGATGGCGGAACTGTTTCCCGAAACTCCGCCACAAACACCAAAAATTGTAGCAAAACCAATGCCAGCAGATCAAACATTCTCGATGGACAAAATAGAGGACTATGTGACAAAGGTTCTAAAACCCGTGGCAAAAAAGTCAAAACCAAAACCAAAGACAGCAAAGAAAAATTCTGTATATTCTATGTTTATGCCTTGAAATGCGTAAAAATTTAACCAATAAAATCTCGCCATATGTAAATGAGCACTCAAACCAACGTTCCCGAGCTGCCTATGGGGTTGACTTTGGAATCAGATTACATCACAGTCCCAGGTCAGAACTTTGCCCTAGTCAGCTTTGTGGGCCCAGAGCACTGTCGCCAGAAGAGTACCAAGTTTGCAATGAAGATCCGCGGTGTCTTTGCCACAGAGGATGAAGCAAAAGCATATGTCAAGCGTCTCCAGCGGGCCGGTGACAACATTGTGGACATTTTCCTGATGTCCATGTACAACTGGGCCCCGTGCCCTCCCGACCCTATGGGCGTGGAGACCCAGGAGTATCAGGAAACCTTCCTGAACGACCTGATGCAAGGCTATGCAGAGTCTCAGCGCTCTGCCAAGGAGGTGTTTGCTGACCGCAAGGAAAAAGTGATGAAGGATGGTCTGGATGCCCATCTCCTTCCCGAGGAGCGTCTGCCCGCCCCAAAGACATCTCTCCCCGCCCCTGAACCTCTTCCTGCCCTTGAGAAAACCATTGAGGAAGTTCCTGCTGAAACCGCAGAGCCTTTGGACTCCAAGGTGTCTGAGACAGTGGACCGGGTTTTCAATTCAACAGATGTATGGAGCGCACGCCATCAGTAAATAACTTAACAAAAAAAATATTTGGATATAGGAGACAACATGGTTTCTAACGCTGACCACTTTCTACTAACATCGCTACACACTTTCTTTGAAGACAATAAGAACCTAACAACAATGATGGAAGTGGTAAAGAACCAGACTCTCTCAATGAGAGTACTCGACTGGTTTGTATCTAATTATTCCAAGAAAAAGAACATGTTCATCATTACAAAAGAAGGCAAGCATTTCAACATATACCTGGAATACAAAGCATCGCTCAAGAGTTACTCAAAACGGTATTTCGACCCATTCTGCCGCGGGCCCCGTGTCATGTTTACAGATGACAAAGGGAATAAGTTCTCCACAACGGTGGGACAGCTAAACTTCTTCCGCTGGGCAATCAAGAATGACCTTGTAGAAAAGTGCAAGAACATTGTGGATGACGTGGAAGATGATATGATTTCCGCAGTCAAGCAGCGGAAGAGCATCGACAAAGGAGAATCAAGGCGGGAGCTCAACAAGGCCAAGATTAAGCAATGCTTAACTACAAATGTTGCTGTGACCATTTCTTTCGACTAATCAAAAATCAAATAAAAAGAAAGACATCCCAGAAGCATCTTTCTTGCAACTGGAATGGCTATATCGACACTCTCTTGTATATATTTTTCTCTTTTCTAAGATACAACAGAACAAAACAACAATGGCAATCATCAACCAGGAACCTCTGTTGGCTGATATCGGCAACCGCAAGTACTCTGCTTTCCCAATCAAGTACCCTGACGTATTTGCAATGTACAAGAAGGCGGTTACCACATTCTGGACGGTTGAGGAGGTTCCTCTGAACCAGGATATAACCGACTGGCGTGACAAGCTCAATGACGATGAGCGTCACTTCATCAAGACCATTCTCGGCTTCTTTGCAGGCAGCGATGGCATGGTGATGGAGAACATTGCAAACAACTTCTCCACGGAAGTCACCGACCCTTCCGCGCGTCTATTCTATGCTTACCAGATGTTCAACGAATCCATCCATTCGGAGATGTACTCTCTCCTGCTTGATGCGCTCGTTGAGGACGATGCAGAGCGGAACTCTCTCTTTGATGCAATCGAAACAATCCCCGCGGTTGGAAAGAAGGCAGCGTGGGCACAGAAGTTCCTGTCGCAGGACAAGTCGTTTGCTGAGCGCCTTGTTGCATGGGTGTGTGTCGAGGGTCTGCTGTTCTCTGGATCCTTTTGCGCAATCTTCTGGCTCAGGAACCGTGGAGTGATGCCTGGCCTGGGCCTGTCCAACGAATTCATCAGTCGCGACGAGGGTCTGCACCAACAGTTTGGCGAGCTCCTGTACTCAAAGCTGGAGAACAAGCTGTCTCTGGCACAGGTGAAAGCAATTGTGGAGGAGGCAGTTGCCAATGAAAAGGAATTCATCTGTGAGGCAATTCCTTGTCGTATGATTGGCATGAACTCTGAACTGATGGGACAGTATCTGGAGTTTGTGGCAGACCGCATCTTCGTAGCACTTGGCCACCAAAAGCAGTACAATGCCACAAACCCATTCGACTTCATGGAGCTCATCTCTCTGGAGGGCAAGTCTAATTTCTTCGAACGCCGTGTATCTGAATATCAACGTCCGGGTGTGATGAATGCTGAGGATAATGTGTTTGACATGGACGGCGACTTTTAAACAGTAGACTTTATCTCTATATCTACATTCTTGGCAACATCT